CACCTTTATTGAACAAAATCGTCACCCCAGTCCTTGCGCTGTCTATTCTGCTTTTGACCTTTGTGCTGTTCGGCGTCGTCATGTTCGACAACAGCCCGGTTGAAGCGACCCGTAAGGACATCCTCATATATGTGCTGGGTGTGCTTTCGGCTATTGCGAGCCAGATCGTCTCCTACTACTTCGGCTCCAGCCAGAGCAGCAAGGACAAGACCGAAGCCCTGAAGGAGGCGATGAAATGAGTAACGTCTCCGAACAGGCTGCGTTTTTGCTGGACGTAGGCAAGTTAGTTCAAAAGGCTACGGAACTTGGATTTCAAGTTACCGCCGGTGAACTGTACCGTACCCCGGAACAGCAACAGATTTACGTCAAGACGGGTCGCAGCCGGACTATGGAAAGCCTGCACTTGCAGCGTCGTGCGGTGGACCTGAATTTCTTCAAGGACGGCAAGTTGACCTACGACAAGGCCACGCTGGCTCCGCTTGGGGCGTATTGGGAATCGCTGAACCCGCTTAATAGCTGGGGTGGGAATGGGATTAAGTTGGTCGATGCCCCCCATTTCTCGCGAGGTATGGGTAAGCCAGAGTGGCGACGGGTCACTGACAAGTAACATTTGCTACAATTTGAGCCAATGAGTCTTGCCCCTAACTGGTAAGACGCGGCACTAGGAGAGGGTTATGCCTGCGTCGATGACATTTACCAGTTTGCAGTCCGACATCCGCAACTACCTTGAACGTGGTGGGGCGACGGACCCTATTGTCTTTGAGCAGATCCCCCGGCTCATTACGCTGGCCGAGCGTCGGATTGCTCGCGAACTCAAGATTCAGGGCTTCCAGAATGTGGTCACCATGACCATGCAGACGGGGGTGGCGGTCTATGCCAAGCCGGATCGTTGGCGTGACACGGTTAGCGTAAACATCGGCACTGGCAGCGGGAACAACACCCGTGTCGCCATCTACCCTCGGTCGTATGAATATCTGAGGGATTATTGGCCAAACGAAACGCAGACCGCTCAACCGAAGTTTTACGCCGATTACAACTACAGTTATTGGATCTTTGGTCCGACGCCCAATGCGGCGTATCCGGTTGAGATTCTGTACTACGAACTGCCGCCGCTTTTGGACAGCACCAACCAGACCAATTGGCTTTCCGAGTTTGCACCGAACCTGCTGCTGTACGGGTGCCTTGTGGAAGCGACGCCCTTTGTCAAAGACGACGAGCGGGTACAGTTGTGGCAGTCGTACTATGACCGTGCGCTGGCGGCGTTGAACGGTGAGGATTTGCAAAAGATTGTTGACCGGTCTACGAACCGGCGTGAGGCATAACTATGACCGCGTCCTTTACACAAACTTTCGGCGGCACGAACATCTATTCAAGTGATGTCTCGTATCGCTATGTCTCTCTAACCATTAGTCAGGTTCTGGACTGGCCGCTAGAGACGGCTCCGACGCAAGACGTAGTGGCGTCCATCATGGACATCAATGCCACGACTACGAGCTTGGTCATTACAATGCCGGATGCCACGCAGGCTTCTACCGGCGAAACGGTTCTCTTTAACAACGTCGGCGCAAACACTTTTAGCGTTGTTGACAGCACCGGAACTCAGATCTGCGCACCCACTTCGGGCAGCACGTTTCAAATCTATTTGACGAGCAACAGCACGGCGGCGGGTACGTGGCGGTCGTTCCAATACGGAGCATCGGCGTCAGCGTCTAACGCGGCGTCTCTGGCGGGGCTTGGGCTCAAGGCGATTTCTACGACGCTCAATCAGTCGATGCCGGTATCGTCCTTTAGCGGTAACTACACAGCCGGTGTAAGCGACCGTGCGAAGGCGTATGTCTGGACCGGTGGTGCGGGTACGCTTGCTTTGACGGCAGCGCCGTCGCTGGGTAACGACTGGTTCTTGCAAGTTCGTAACGGCGGCACGGGCGATCTGACGATTGACCCCAATAGTTCCGAGTTGATCAACGGGGCTACGACGCTGGTTTTGTCACCGGGCGATTCGTGCATCATCATTACCGACGGCGTTGAATTCTGGACGATTGGCTTTGGTCAGTCCGCGATCTACGCCTTCAGCGTGCTTCAGATTGACATCTCCGGCACTGGTAACTACACGCTGTCAATTGCTGAACTCAACAAGACGGCATACGTCTTTACGGGTACGTTGACGGGTAATCGCGACATCATTGTTCCGACGACAACGCAGCAGTACTGGGTCAGCAACCAGACGAGTGGCTCTTATACGCTCGGCATTCGTACCGCAGGACAGGCTTCTCCGGGCGTCACGGTTGCTCAAAACGCACGAGCGATCTTGTATTGCGATGGCACCGATGTGGTGGATGCGGATACATCCACGATTGGTATCCCGCTCTCTGTTGCGCAGGGCGGTACCGGAGCCACGACGGCATCGGGAGCACGAACCAATCTTGGCGCGACGACGGTGGGTAATGCGGTATTTACGGCGGCTAATGCCGCTGCCGCTCAGGTGGCGCTGGACCTTGACCCCATCAAGGGCGGCACGTACTAATGCCTCTTCGTCCGATCATTATTCGCTCTGATCCCGGCATCAAGCGGGACGGAACGAAGTTTGAAGGTAGCCACTACGTTGACGGACAGTGGGTTCGTTTCCAGCGTGGACTGCCGCGTAAGATCGGTGGGTTCCGTGCGCTGCAAGATCGGTTGGACGGCATTGCCCGTGGCATGCACATTCATAACCACAATGGATTTACTTACGTCCACATCGGGACATCGGATGGTGTGTTCCGGTTCCGTCTGAGCCAGAACGGCGCGAGCAGCATTGTTACGAATCGTACCAATCTTGGGTACGTCAGCAACGATAATGCGAACTGGATATTTGACGTTGCCTACAACACGACGACCAACCAGAACGAAATCTTGGCGCACGTTGCGCAGGACATTGAAGACATTTCATCCAATGCCAATGGGGCGTTTTACCGAGGCTACGATAACGGCACGGCTCCGCTAGATTTGGTGGGAGCGGTTACGGTCTCTGGCGGCATCGTTGCCTTGGCTCCGTATGTGTTTGCGTATGGCTCGGATGGCTTTGTGCAGTGGAGTCGTGCGGGATATACGGACGATTGGACCGGTGGTGATGCTGGCGCTGCGCGTGTCACGAGTCAAAAGATCGTCAAGGGTCTACCGCTTCGTGCCGGTGCCGGTAACGCGCCTGCTGGGCTTTTCTGGTCGTTGGATTCGTTGATTCGTGCAACGTATACCGGTGACGCTGCCGTTTTTCAGTTTGACACCATTACCTCGCAGTCCAGCATTCTCTCTGGCAAGAGCGTGGTGGAGTACGACGGAATTTACTTTTGGTGCGGTGTTGACCGCTTCTTGATGTTTAACGGCGTCGTGCGCGAAGTTCCGAACCAACTGAACTTGAACTGGTTCTACGACAACTTGAACTATGCGCAGCGCCAAAAAGTCTTTGCGATCAAGATTCCCCGCTGGGGCGAGATCTGGTGGTGTTACCCGAGGGGCAACGCGACTGAGTGCACGCATGCGGTCATTTACAACGTGCGTGAGAATACGTGGTATGACACGGAACTGCCGGGTGGCGGACGCTCTGCGGGTCAATATGCGCAGGTGTTCAACTCACCCTTGATGACCGGCATCATTGATACCGAGACGGTGCAATACCGTGGTACGCAAGACACCGAGCGGCGTGTGACCGAAGATGGTAACCCCCGAATCATCAACGACCCAAAGGGCTACGTCGTGTGGCAGCACGAGTATGGCGTCAACGAAATCAACGGCGATCAGATTCGCCCGATTCGGTCGTACTTTGAAACCTCGGACTTCTCGCTGGTAGCGTCGGAAGAGCCGCAGAATATGGCGTTGCGCGTAGAGATGATGGAGCCGGACTTTGTTCAGTCGGGTAACATGACGGTAGAGATCACAGGCCGCGCTAACGCCAAGGCGGCGGAAGTCACCAGTAGCCCGCAGATCATTTACGACACGCCTCAGGACAAGCAGCAGCAGCTCGTGTACTTCCGCGAGATTCGCCGCGAACTGCGATTTAAATTTGAGAGCAACATCATCAATGGCGATTATCAGATGGGGCAAGTGATTGCTCACGTCGAAGCGGCTACGGGTACGATGCTGGGAGAAAACCCGTGAGTTTGCTGACCGACCCGCGTTATCACTCCCTGAAGGATTGGGCGGACTTTACGGTCTTTGACTTAGAGGACTACGGCCCGATTCCGCAGCTTGTGTCTGAGAAAGAGTGGCAGAATTGGGGGGCTGGATTGATTGGAATCAATGGCATTTCCCAGCAGAATCCGCCGTCGCCTTATCAGTATGACGATTGGCAAGAATGGGCGTATCGCTTTTATCAGGTTTTGGATTAGGTGAACCATGGCTAGTTTTTATACTTACGGAAAAAAGCCGGTAGCGGAAGAAACCGTATATGGTCCTCGTCTGAGAAGAGCGGAAGAGGGAGCGGCTGAGCCGGGGCTAAGTGCCGTTAATGCGCCATCTGCCAGAGCAGCCCTTGCTGCCGAAGAAGCCCAGTTTGCTCGCGCAGAAGAAGCGGCAAGATTGGCAGAGATGGACCGGCAGCGGCAGATTGAAGCAGCCCGTCAGGCCGAAGCCGTAAGACAAGCCGAAGCCGCTCGTGTTGCTCAAACACAACGTCTTGCTGAGCAGCGCCGATTGGCAGCGGAACAAGAAGCCGCACGTCAAGCAGAGGCAGCGAGACAGGAAGAGGCTGCTCGACAAGAGGCTGCGCGTGCGGCTGCGGCTCGTCAGGCTGAAGCAAATCGGGTTGCCCAAGAAATGCGTGCTGCGGAACAAGCCCGTCTTCGCGCCGAGCAAGAGGCAGCAACTCGTGCCGAAGCCGCAAGAGTGGCCAGAGAAGCGCAACTTGCCCGTGAGGCTGAGGCGGCTCAGCGTGCTGAAGATGAAGCCCGCACCCGTCGTGAGGCCGAAGCCGCGAGAGTCAGGCAAGAGCAGATTGCCGCTGAGCAGCGTCGGTTAGAAGAGCAGCGTGTTGCTGAGGCAGCGCGTGTTGAAGCCGCTCGCGTCGAGCAGGAGCGTCAGGCTCAGGTTGCTCGTCAGGCTGAACTAGATCGCATTGCTCAGCAAGAGGCGGCGCGTCGGCAGCAAGAAGAGGCTGCAAGAGTAGCGGCAGAGCAAGAGGCAGCGCGTAAGGCTGAAGAAGAGCGCGTAGTAATTCCTAGAGAGGAAACCGTTGCAATCACTCCTGAACCGCCAGCCGCTCCGAGTCCGGTCATGCCTCAGGTTGAGACCGCTCCTGTTGCGCAGCCTTCCCCGCTACAACTTGCCGAATCAACCGAAGGCATCATGCCGACTGGCGAAACGGAAATTATTACTCCAAGGTCGCCCCTCGCTGAAGTAGCGGCATCTACTGCGCCGACTACGGCTCCTGAGTTTGATGTATCTAAACTGACTCCGGAAGAAGTTAATAGCATTTCAAAAGCCATGGGTATGGCGGGGCTGATTGACCCTAAAGCGTTTGGAAATATGTCTGTGGGCGACGCGGCCTTTGGCGGTGGCCCTCCGCTTGATGTAGGTCGCTATGAGCGAAACGTCGCCAAGGATGCGGTCGGCGGACAAGGTTCACTCTACGAAGAGGGTGCGCTAGAGGCGGCTAAGGAAGCGGCTAAAGATCCGTACAAAGGAATCTTTGGCTCTGCGCTCAAGGAAGCCGTTGCCGAAGATCCGAGTCTTCAGGGCATGGTCGATGCCAAGATCAACCGCGATTTGGCAAATCTTGCCAAGGTTGAAAAAGACTACGACCAGATGAAGCCGCTGAGCGATCTGCTCAAGGCCAACAAGTTCCAAGAGGCGTTTGCCTATGCGAAGGAACAGGGACTGACGGATCGTCTTCTCAAGGCAGATTGGTTGTCGCAACTGCGTCAGCCGTTTACCGAAGAAGAGATGCAGCAGTTCTATAACGCGATTCCGCCGGATTACGCGGGTAGTAGTTTTAACTTTGACCCGGCAAACGCATCCAAGCGTGCACTCACCAGCATGGGCGCTACGCCGCAATGGGCTGGGTATCCTGACCCGCAGGCTGCGTTTGTTCGCAAAGAAGACACCACCGTTAAAGATCTTGTCAAAGTCGCTGCGGCAGCGATGCTTACGGCTGGGTTTGCGCCGGGACTTGCAGGGGGTGCAGGTGGCGGTGCGGGGGCAGGCGCTGGAGCGGGCGCAGGTGCCGGTGCTGGAGCAGGGGCGGCAGGTGCTGGAGCGGCGGGCGCAGCAGGGGCGGCAGCAGCGGCTCCGCTTGCTGAAGTTGTCATTACCGCAACTAAACTTGGTTTAACTATCCCGCAAGCCGCTGCATTGTTAGGCGCAACGGGCGCAGCAACGGGGGCTTTGACTGGTGGTGGTACAGCAACAACGGCTGCGCCCACTCAACCAGCGCCTACAGAACCTTCTCCGCTTGAAGAAGTTGTAGTTACCGGAACAAAGCCTGTGCCTGTCGCTGGTCCATTGACGGGCGTTGTGGCAACAGTTCCTGAAATTGTTGAACCGCCGGTTAAGGCTCCGGTTGAACCCTTAGAGGAAGTGGTTATTGAAACCACTAAACCGACTGAACCGCCGCCGGTAGCGCCGCCTCCGCTTGCGCCTCCTGAAGTTGTGGAACCTACTCCGCCGGGGCCTCTTGAAGAAGTAGTCATTGAAACAACAAAACCCGTTGAGCCGCCGCCTGTTGCGCCGCCGGTTTTGCCGCCGCCTCCGGAAGTAGTTCCGCCTTCTGTTGAAGGCCCATTGGATGAAGTTTTAATTGAAACTACCAAACCCACGGAACCGGAACTTCCGCCTCCTCCGCTTGCACCACCTCCGGAAGTTACCGTTCCTCCAAGTGAAGGGGGGCCGCTGGATGAAGTTTTAATTGAAACTACCAAACCTATTGAGCCTGAGCTTCCCCCTCCGCCTCCGCTTGTTCCGCCGGGAACGGTATCTACGCCGGGACCACAAGGTCCGTTGGAAGAATTGGTTATTGAGACTACTAAGCCAACTGAACCTGAAGTTCCGCCGCCGCCTTTGGGCATCCCAGAGCCACCTCCGATTGATGT